TTTTGTGATATATAACCTTGAATGCGTTGTGAATCTCTAGCCGGATCTTGTCCTAATCTAAAATAAAAATATCCAACTTTTCCTGATCTAGATGTTGTTTGTTTGATAATAGTAAATCCTTTTTTTGTTGCCCATTCTTGTATTTCTTGTGCAACTGATTGTGCTTCTGCGGGATTTCTTAATACGTATTCAACTCCGCCACGATAATCAATTATTTTGTTTAATAACTGAGCTTCATCTAGTTCTTCATCACCCATTTTAAGCAAATCTTTAGTTTTAGTTAACTCAATATTAAAAGCTTTTAATTGATCAAGTTGCTTAGGATCGGTACCCGGAATTGCTACTTTTGTTTTTGTTGTAGATGTTTGTTCTCGTAATCCGAAAAATTCTTTATACAATTTTTTTAGTTTATTCATTATTATACCTTAATATAATTAATTTATTCTCGATATCCAAATTATCCTACATCATAATATTTTTTCAAACCTTCAGCAATATCTTCATATGCTGCGGCCATTCTTCGTTCATGTATCATAATTTCATTTGCAGATTTTTGTAAATCTTTTAAACTAGAATCCATGTTTTTCATATGACGACTTGCACTAACTTTTTCTACAATATCATCATCCGATTCAGATATCATTCGGGATGCAGTCTCAACCATTTTGGTAATTCGTTCAACCATCTCTTGCAATTTTTCTCGTCCATACATTACTTCACCCATTTGTGAATATGTTTTTAGTGCCTCTGCAAAATATTTTTTGTCTTCGTATGTTAATGGAGCTGGTTGTTCGCCGTATACGGTTTGTTTTTCATTTTCATTTAACAATGAAATAATTCGTTTCAAATTGTGTGGTGTAAACATAATTATATCCTACATTTTCCGTCTTCGCAAAGTATCGATGTTATAATGTCATGTACTCGTGCGTATTTATCTGTTTTTATATTTGTTTTGTTTATCGACTCATTCATGTGCGTAGGACGCATAAAGGCGCCGTGTGTTGAAGGATTAGATACGAAGTCCCAACATATCAATTCAAAATCTTCTTGTACTTCTACTGCACCTTCATTGCGCAATTCTTTAACTGATCCTAATCCTCGCGAGGATATTCCTAATGTTATACCAGCACGAAATAATTCTTTAAGAATCTTTCCGGATGGAGTATCAAGTATTTGTACTGCTCCTTGCAAATCGTCGCCATTCCACCAAATTTTTAATACGTTATGTGAAACGTTATTCAAGTTAACAACTGACGATTCTGGATGATCTAATTCACCCAATGCTCTGTGTTGTTCGATATATTCTTTTTGATATCGTCGACATTCTCGTTCTAAAATATTTTTTGGATATATTCTTCCGTTTTGGTTTTTAGCTCCTGCTCTTTGTAAAACTCCTTGCACAACAAAACCACCAGGTATCCCATATGCTGCCCCGCTTGATTCTGTTAAAGAACCAACAGGCTTAAATGGCATATATTCTACTATAAGTTGTTTTGACATATTATTCCCCTAATGATCTTATTCTTTCTGACATTTTGATTAATCTATTTGATATTTCCGTTAATGCTTTTGTTGTACCTGGTCCATATGCGGCTGACGTAACTCCTGCTTCGTTTTTATATTTAGTACTATAATTTACTATAGTTTCTATTTCTTTAAGTTTTTTTGCAATTTCACGAATACTATCTTTAACTTTTACAGATGGTTTAACATCGCCGGATTTAAAATCTCGATATCCTTCGATAATTTGTTCGTATTTTTTTTCTAAAATATCTTCAACTTGTAATTTGTTAGGTTTTCCTACTTTCAAAGTTTTATGTTTTTTTGTAGCAGTTCCTGGTTTTGTTGATAAATCTACAGAAGGATATTTGTAATTTTTATGTTGCCATTCTGTATGATCTATTGAAAATGGAAATTTATCTACATATTCTTCTTCTTCTGATTCCGGAGTTTGATAGTCTTCCGTATCCCAACGAAATGTAGGCGGAGTGTTTACGGATTCATTTACTCCCGATGCATATCCAATTTTTTTATTTTTCCATTTACCAGGTTTAGCAAATGCTGCTGGTGTATTGTATCCGGCGACTGCTCCCGTAACGTTTTGTTCATCAATTTCATCGGCATTACAAATACATTGATCCAATGGTTTGTCACACGAATCACAATAGTCTGCAGATTCTAATTCTAAAAACTTTTGTTCTATTTCTTTAAGAAATGACTTCATCGAATTTCCTTCAACTCTTTAATTAAATCAAAATAACGTAGTAAAGACAATATATGAGATTCTTTGATAGTTTTCAAATTTTCTACATTACAAAGCATTTCTGATAATTTTTGAACTTTAATTTTTACTACTTTATCATCTACCGTTTTAGCAGATTCTGCCAATTGCTTTTTGATTGATGGTATGATTGTTCTTACATAATCTTTTAATGTAGCAGTATCATTAACGTTAGTTACGTATTTATTTAATAATCGTTTTTGAGATTCGTCTAATCCGGAATATTTTTCATTGAATTTGTCAACTAATAATTTATACGTTAATAAACGAATTTCTTTAGGCTGACTTTCAAATTTTTCAATAACTGGATCTTTTTTCACAGTTACTCGTTCTGTAATTAAACCGTTATCAATAATAACGTTTTTACATTCCATAATTTGTTTTGGATTATCCGTTTCTTCATGTTCAAACAACATGTTGATAGATGCTAAAACTTTGTAATTGGATATATGTATTTTAGACATATTTTCAAAAACAAATTTTTCAGAAATTTCTTTAACTAAATTATATCTTTGTCTTTTTAACGCACTTTGATTTAGTTTAGAATGAGTAGCTTTAACGGTTCTTATGTAATCTAATGCGTGTGCTTCACTTCGAAATTGTTCTTTTAATAACGAATTGTACAATTGTAATTCTTTAGATAATTCCGTATTACGACCGAAATGATTTTTAATAATATCGATAGTATCAGATTTATTAGATGACAACGTTTCTGAAGTTAATTTTCTAACTAACATTTCAAATAAAATACCGGTGTTTTTGTATTTCGAATGTTTTAGTTTCTTCATAGTTGGATTTGCCTTAATTTTAAATAAATATGTTTAATTTTATAAAATATTGTTTTCGTCCAACATAGTACCGGAATCTGAATCATTATGCGTATTTGCATTCAATGTTTCCGTAATAATACCATATTTACTTTTCATATTCTTAAGTATGTTTTCCATAGCCATGTTTGTTTGTCGCGTTTTAAATCTAGGATCAGGAGTAAATGTTGTTTTTTGATTTTCTGGGTCAAATGCTTGTTTTAATTCTTTTTTACCCGTTGGATCCCATCCGAATGCATTTCGATGTTGTCCTGATTTAATTCCTTCTTTGGGTCTGCCACCTTTATCTTTGTCTTCAACTTCTGAACTAGACATATGTACGGTTGCTAAATCGTGTGGAGTGCCGTATGATACTCCGGTTACTGCTGGATCATTTCCTTCTTGTTCAATTTGATTTTGACGGAATCGAAGTTTAAGATCTTCAATAACATTGGTTCTTTCTTGCAACCATTGATCTTCAGACATATTAAATATAAATTCATATATGTATTTATCCGAAACCAATTTTGAATCTTTCATTGCATTAGCTAATTGAATTTTTTCATTCATTAATGCAACTTTTTGTTGATCGTAAATTATAGACGGAGCCGTTAATTCTAGTTCAAACCCAACTAAATCTTCGCCTTCAAAACCTTGCGAATATAAATGTACTACCGCAATTTTTGCTAGTTCAGAAACTACAATTTTTTGAATACGTTCAATAGTTCTTGCAAAACGAATATCCATTGATGCTAATGTAGTTTTACCTTCAACCCCTTCATCGTAACCTAAAAATGGTTTAGGTATTTTAAGAGCTGCCATCATTTTATGTTTGATGTATTCGATATCTTCCATTCCGGTAAATGTCATTCCCGGAAGCGTATCAATTGTAGTAGATGATTGGCCTCCCCGTACTGGTAAATAATAATCTTCCAACATGTTGTTAAGATTAAACTTTAAATTGTAATTACCGGTATTAGGATCGATGTGTGGAATTTTTTTCATTTTATTGATAATGGTTTCCATGAATGTATCGACTTCATTCGGCGGAATATTACCAATATCAATTTTAAATATTCTTTTTTCTGGTGC